TGAAACCAAACTTTGAAGGAGAAGCTAAGTATCTCCCATCTTTTCTTGGAACTGTAGCTTATCAAGGTGGACCATCAAATGAACAAGAAGCCAAAACATACAAACAGAAAGACGTTACTTCATTTATCGTACCACGAGGTATACAACTTATTGTCATAACTGGAACAGGTCCTATCAAAACAACCCAACGATACCTTGCTGGGAAGTATCCCAATACAGTGATTCCAGATGTCAAGGAAGTGCAAATTGCTTTAGTATCAGATAGATATTGATTGCGCTTTATCAAAAGAAATCACACAAAAACCTCAAAATTTGATAGATGTCTTTTCAATATATACATTGACAAAAATAACATATAGTAAAAAAATGCATCAGTTCTTTGCTACCTACCTTATGCCAACTACGCTTAGTTGGGAAGGTTTGTTGCTGTTATTCCGCAGAAAGTTCAGTAATTTGTTTGCGCTTGGAGTGATAAAAGAGTTTGCAATTGCTTACGAGGACTTACCAATGTATTTTGAAATAGATGAACAAGAACACAATATTCCTGTCTGTCATTGTTGGTGTCATGTTGATTCTTGTAGGTTTGACGCTTCCTTTGTGCATGAGAAGCTTCGGGCTATGGGGTTGATGCTAATAGACCAAGAACATGAAGTTTCTGATGAATACATTGCAGGCATGAGAGATGTCATACTCCGATATGAAGATTGTATTGAGCATAACAAATACATTAGGTGGAAGGTAGTCAATCAAGGTGGAGCGTCAAGACTAGTGCGCGTTGACATGGGAGAAGACATGCCTGCAAATGCTTCAGCAAGTAGCAAAATGTGAATTGCTTGATTATCTTTCTTGATTATTTTTTGTTATTGATAATCAAAACCTACTTTGACCTATATCAATGAATTAGGTATATTTTAGAGAAAATTGGATGTTTTAGAACAACATACATATTGACTAAGACAATCTACAGAAAGAAAACATGGCGAACCTCGTTCTATCCTTTGATATAGGAACAAAGAACTTTGCGTATTGCCTTGCACATTGCAAGAAGGGTGAGTGCTTGATAGAAAATTGGAACAACATTGACTTGCGAGGAGATACGGCAGAGGAATGTACAGCATCATGTGTGGCTTTCCTGAAGGAGTTTACCAAGCGTCTTGCTGATAACCACAATACTTATGTGTTGATTGAGCGTCAGGTTCCGCAGAATACAGCTTGCATGTGTATTAGCCATGGGGTGTTTGCATTCTTCTTGGGATGCTTCAAGGATATCAATGTTACATTTGTAAATCCCAAGGACAAGCCGTTGCTTAGCCATGGGACGGCAAGGAAAACTGAAGCAGTCAAGGCCGTCAATATATATTTGGATACCAAACATCCAACACATAGACATGCAAACTTCAAGAAGTGGTTTATCGCTCACAACAAGAAAGATGACTTGGCAGATTGTTTGTTGCAAATCTTTGCGAATGTGACTAAGTTTGAGTATAAGCCTGTGCCAATTCCTGTTATTGTAATTGATGACTAAGGATCAGAGTGAGCAATATATATTTTGTTGTTATTTCTTTTGTTGCTTGCTTCTTTTACTAGAAAGGATAGTATTAACGATGTCATCTTTTTTGTCATTGACGCGCACATTCACACCTTTGTTTTTCGCATACAACAACAAGTCTTTCTTTGTTTTGCTTTCAAGGTGCTTGCGTTCTTTTTGCTTTGTCAGTCTCTTGAATTTACCCCCAAATTGTTTGTTACCATAAATTTCGTCAATGTCAATTGTATATGTGTATGATAAGTTCTCTGCTCCTGTCGCGATGTATTCTACATCTTTTGCCGACAATTGATAGTTTATTATATCTTGACCCTCATAATTTACAATATCATCCATGATTGCGAGGGTTATTTGTCCTTGAATGCTAATTTCCGGTTTAGTGTTAGCTTCTTTATGAATCTTTGGTAATAGATTGATGGCTGTTCCTTTAATCAATGGTGATGCTGTGTCATGAACAATTTCACGAACAATTGTCCCGCGGATAGGTGGCAAGCTAACACCTCCTTTCAGCAGTTTTCGCTTTGTCATTCGTTTTCCACCTTGTTGTTCATTATCAAGTTCCTTATGTCTTGTTTTCAGTTCACGTATAAATTCGTCTATATCAAATGTTTTCTCATCCTTGTTGCCGTATCTTTTCCAGAAGAAAATAGTTGTTCTTATCAAGTAGTGAAGACCAACTATGCATAGATTGATTATGGTCAATATGAATGAAACTTGTAATGTAACTTGAACCAACTGTGATACATTCACAGCAAAAGGAGCGACAAGACGTAGAACATAAAAAGCCTGCGATGACAAAGCTTGTGTCAATGTTGATTTTACGTCATTGACTATGTCTTTGGTTGCCTGTTGGATGTTGCGTAAATTTTCATTGATGAATGGATTTTCTTGAAGTTGCTCGTGCAAGTGTTTCACTTTTGGGTCGTCCAGAAATTTTTTTTGAAATTTCTCAGTCAAATCTGCTGTGTTTGATTCACCTAACTTTAAGCATAAAAGTACAAGCAGTTGTCTGGACGTCTCGATTGACTCGTTGATTTTATGCTCTAAGTCGTTCATATTCAAATTGGCATCTCTAATAGTTTTTTCAAAATTTTGTACGTGTTGTTCTAGATAAGTATGTTCACTATAATCAGGACGCATTTGGATACTTTCTACAGCAGCTACTGCATGTAGTAATGTATTAAGTTTACTTTGGCTTTTTTTGTTAAAAGAGTATTCTAGAGGATTTATCAATGTTGGATTAATATTATAAAAAAACTGATTAAAGATTCTTTTTGTACTTTCCGTTATTGTTTCTTTGTTGTTTTGTTCATTCTTCAGAGTTTTCTTTATCTCTTCTAGATTGTTCACTAAAAAATTCAAGTTGTCTAAAGCCTGTACGCCTTTATCATCAATCACAGAAAGTGTTGATGAAAACACATTGATTAAATTTGCAAAACTGGATATAGAATCAATAATATTGATGTTCAATAGCATCAACTTGCGTCGTTTTTGTGTTGCATCAAATCTGCTGTTAGTGATGATTTTAAGTTTTGCTTTTATCACAGACGCGGGACTTAATGTTCCATTCAATTTCTTGATGACATTGTTATAAAAGTCTTCAGAGGTCTTTGAAAGACTGAACTCAATGATATCATCAGGAACTTTCAACTTTTTCATTGCTTTCTTGTATAGGTACAGTAGCAATTCCTTTGCAAGTGATTGCAATGCAGTCAACTTTTCATGAGGTCCAAAGTTCTTAAATGTTTCGTGTATGTATTCAAGTTGCTCTCCGACACGGTGATACCATGCGCCACCTTGTTGTGTATCATGGTATGTTAGTTGATGTAGTTTATACACTTTATACGCAATCATTTGGTCATATTTCAAAAGTACAACATCATGATTGTAAATTTCCTTTATCAAAGCTGACCGACGGTCATTACCTCCTGATTGTGGGTAAAAATCATTACTATCAACAGATACAGGATGGCTCCTCAATTCTGGTTCTGTGAACAAAAGGTCAGACACAGTCAGTACAGCTGTAACTTCTTCGGTTTCCTTTCTAACAAGTATTTGTGTCAACAAAAAGTTGTTAAGGTCAGCTAATTCTTCTTTCTTAGCATTCAAAACATCAACCAAATCAGATTCTTGTTCAGCTATTTGCTCTGGCAACTCGTCATCAATTCTGTTATATGGTTGCTGTTCCCACTGCGGATATCCTTGATACTGTGCATTTACAGTTGTACGGCGAGATGCAGTTGAAGGACGACCGCTTGAAGGTGAAGGAAAATATTTTGGGACAGTCTGCCTTGGATCATAATCATGATGTTCTACATGAACTTCACTTTCTCCATGTGGGTTTGAATAACTCACATGATATGGTGCATACGCTTGATTTGCAGTTGTAGGACGACCAATTGGAGGACGACCAATTGGAGCATAATTGGGGTTAAGGGGACCTGTTTGATGACGTGTTTGCTGACCTGTATGATGAGTTGTTTGATGCCCTGTTCTACGACCTGTTTGATGACTTGGTTGGTGACCTATTCCACCAATCTTCTTTTTTTCTTTGTTGTCTTTTTTATCAACCATTTTATAATCATATAACAAAAAATATATAACTGACCATCAACTATTAAAATTATCTGTTCCATTCACATTGTGCATCATGAAGGTATCTATCGACGTTGAGATAGACATCTCCAATGCCTTGGAGCAACGTTTCTTGGAGTTCTATCAAACACAACCATCATCTATCTTGAAGTCCATATTGATGTGTGGATTTTTGATGGTAGAGGAAGGTGTATCTACATATTATGATGAGAAGTACAAGAGTGAGGTAGACAGTGTTTGGAAAGGCAAGCTGGATAAAATGCTCCTTGAAAACACACACTTGCAAGAGGAAATGTCATTTCTGCGGTCTGTCTATGAAGACCGATATGCGCGTATGTATGAGTCAAGACTTCAAGCCAAAGATGATGAGATGAAAAGAATGCAAGAGGATTTTGGAATAATCAAGGATGCACAGTTGAAACAAGTTGTCAATAGATGCACACGACTTGAGGAAGAGTTGGGGCAAATGCAAAACAAATATCAAGAAAGTCTTCGCGAAGAAGTTCGCTCGAAACTTGTAGAGAGAATGGAGTTTGAGACACGACTGCAAGAAGAATATAGACGTTGTAATGAAGAACTAAAACACAAATGTCAGCGTTATGAAGAAGAGTATAAAAATGCGTTGAACAAGTCAGCAGATTATGCCATGAGTTGCATGCAAGATATGAAAGTGTGTGAATTAGAAAAAGAAGTGTCAAGGCTGAAGACAGAGTTGCAATGCTTCAAAAGTTCTAATATATACAAAGGACAGCATGGTGAGAAAGTGATTAGAGATATTCTTGCTGAGCACTTTACCAACTGTGAGATTGTAGATACATCAAAAACAGGAGGATTATCTGATGTTCATCTCATCACGGATGGGGGAGACATGTTCGTGTTTGAGAGCAAAAACAAAGCATCTATCTCACAACAAGACATTGAGAAGAGCTATGACGACATGGAGCTCCTTAACGCCGAATATGGTGATAGATTGAAAGGATATGTGTTTGTCTCACACCGCACAAAGAACATACCCAAAAAAGGCCATCTTCACATTGAACAACGAGGCAATATGTATATTGCTTGGATAGGAGTCAATGAAAACGAAGTGAAATACTTGGAAGTGTATCTTGTTACTGTGTTGCGACTGATCATGTCCATTGAGACTACAAATGAACAAGATAGAAATAAAGTAGATATTGCAAATGTCATCAATACACTGAAAGAAAAGATTGGTCTTCTCACAGAGAATATGAAGATATGCGGTACTCTACAAGATAGTATTGCAGGAATGGCGCTATCACTCAATAACCTGCAAAATAATAATAAAGAGTTGTATGATAGTATTTTGAGTATGAGTGGTTTGACTAACGGTGAGAACGCTTCATTAAAGAGGAAGGATCATAGTGTGCGACCCAAGTTGCAATGTTCACATTGTGGCATGATATTTAAAAGAAAATGTGATTTGACCCAACACCTCAATAAATCAAGTTGCCTTACTCATTAGTATTTAAACAGATGTAAGTAGTTCCAAGGTATTAGGTATTATGTCGTTAGACAACTCTCTTTATCGTTTATTGCGGTTTGGTGATGTTATATGCATGAAGTTTATCAACAACAAGCAGCACTTGTACACCATGAGAATGGGTGCAGTGTATAGTATTGACACTATCTGGTTGTATGAGAATGAAAAGCAATTAGACTTTGATTTTAGTGACTCAAACCTGTCTTCTATTGACGTTCATGTGTATTGCAAGGATAAACAACAGAGATGCTACAATGTATGGACTAAAAGCAATGGTTATTTCGATTGGAACTTCATTTTAGACAACATGAAGAGCATAAGAAAAGAAACAGGCTTTGTGAAACCAGACCTATTCAAACATACCGTAGAAATACTACCACTAAAGGTGTTGTGTGCAAAAACATACTTGGAACATTTTGGAATAGAAGCGTGTCATGACATGAAACGGATTATGGACTTTGAAACACAACAGTCAGTTCTCAAGAAGCAGGTCTGGTGGGTGTGATTGGAGGTTTTGTGGATATGTGATGCTTTTGCTTCTCGTTTGTTTATTGATTGGTTTGAAGTAAGCAGCGCCAGGACCACAAAGTTCCGTCGTATCCCTTGCATCAAATGCAAGTATGTGTTGTTCTTGTCCATCGACCAAATTAATGCTACTGAAGTGTGTGCAATATCTGTCTTGGTAATACTTACAATCAACACATAGATATATCTTCCTGACTTCTTTATGCAAGCGCATGTCTGTCTTACTTGCTTTATTTATTCGCAACATACTAAAGTATTGAAGTAGTGAAATCCTTATATAGTTCATTACGACATAGGATCTCCGTTTGGAATTAGCGTACAGTCCACAGTCCTTGCAGATCCCCAGTTACCATCGTATTTGAATGCAACAGAAGGATTTGGGTAATGCCTCCTCATACGGTTTGTGAACCTGAACACTGCGCCACGGTTTTCACCAGCATTACCACATCTGATTGCTTCTCCTTCCCTAAGACTGAGCAACTCCCTGAGCGTGTTGGTAGCCTTCATATCTTCCTGGGTCATGCAAATTTGATTTTGAGTGTTGGCTCCAAAGCAAACATTGCCTGCCACACCCAAGTCCCCTGTTACACGTGTATTTCCTTGCAGTCGTATATTGTTTGTTACATTGGTTGGTTGGAGCACTATATTGCCTTCTTCATTGGGTATAAACGAACGACCCAATGCATTGTTATTGTTCGTTGCATCAATACGTCCTTCAACCTTTAATGATTGGTCGCCTCCTACTTGCCCAATCATGTTGGATGCATCCGCATAGTACTCTGATTTTCTGTAATTATTTACATGTACACCAATAACAACAATACCAACAATGAAAAGAACTAATGAGATAATGTAGTATAGTTTTTTATTATTCATTTTATTACAATAAACATTTTATTACACTACATTGCAACAGAAAAATATTTTTTTCACCATAATGCAATAAAGAACATTACAATGTTGTATGTTACAAAAGCAGAACATACAGTATTATAGATGTTTAGCATTATTGAAGATGCTGAGTTCTTGATTATGGGAGTTGAAGAGTTAGATGCATGTTCTATTCTCACAACGTTGAAGTCATTAAATGTGTCCATAAATGTGATTGAAATGGCATAGTCTGCAATATAGCACGATGAAGCTTCTGTATCAACTTTACACACATATGATGTAGATATGTTGTTTTGTAAGATGTATGCATTGACACTTAATGAAGATGATTCAATATATAAATTGTTGTTGAACACCATGAACTCACCATTTTTTTTCATATGTATGGTCTTGTTCCACGAAGATGAACTGAGGTTGATAGTCATCATTGGATAATCCCACCCAAGGAAATGTCTATGTGGGGCTGTATAGCAATTAGTTCCTGCTCCCATCACACAAGTATCGTCTCCATATTCTTCGCCATCCTTCATTGCGTGTCCAAGTCCCAAGTTATGTCCAATTTCATGAAGGTACAAGTTGTCGTCCAAATCATGAGTGTTATACCATGAGAACGACCCACCTACTTTTCCAAGACCACGCCAAGGAATAACATCATTGCTGGGTACCACTAAAAGTTTATATCGGTAATCATTAATGTTGTCAGCAAATTGAAGTGCGTACCTCATCCATTCGACAACGTAACCATATGTGTTGTCTTCATTAATCAACCTATTGTCTATAACAAGCTTATCATCTATCACAGACTTATACACACATGGGATGTTAACATTCATTGCAATATTCTTGGATGCGTTGTTAGAAAAGATAACGTTTCCTTTACTACAACCATTCAGGCTTCTTGAGAATTCCTGAAGGTAAAATGCTTCAAACTTTGTTTTGTTTTGTGGTTGTTGCCATGAACATATCGTTGCAATGAATACTATAGATGTGAACTCCAGAGGCTCAGGTGAAACGATTTGAATGACATTCACCATCAAGAAATATATAATGCTTTTCTTCATGTTGCACCACGTGTAATTCATCTTTGCTATCTGCAGTTTATATTCATTCATGCATCAATTTTTATAATAGGATGATATGTGAGATTTTAGGATAATATATATCAAATAAAGACATAGGCATGTCTATCTTGCGAGCTGCTCAATTGAGTTGTGATGTGTATAAACCAAAACAGAAACTATTGAAGGATTATACACACAAAGGTGTTAAAGTGATTGAAAGAGGTGATTACCCTCTCACCATGTCTGTTAGGGATGCTTCTAATCTATATATTGCGTTTCGAGGTTGCAAGGATGTACACGAGTTTGTTGAGTGTATCAACACAAAACTTGTGAAGCCCAAGCATTCTTTGGACGCAAAAATCAACACTGTTTTCTGGAATACCTATCAGGACATAGAGGATGAGCTAGAACATATTTTATCGCAAATCGCAACACATGAAATGGAAGACATACAAAACATTATATTTACAGGACACAGCAAAGGCGGTGCAATCGCACAGATTGCCTCAAGCATGCTGCATTCAAAATTCATTGGCAACAAACATAAGAAGTGCATTACATTTGGAGCGCCTTACGTTGGTGACAAGGGTTTTCAAGAACTTATTGAACAAGTTACACACGAACACAAAAGAGTCGTTGCACTTGGTGATATCATACCTATTGCAAAGTTACACAAAGATTTAGTCCACAATGGAAAAGAGTTGCTGATGCAAACAACTGTGCAATCACGTTTAAATTGCATTGATCATCATTCATGTCAAAACTATATCAACATTGCAAAAAAATATGAAAAAGGCTTGAAAGATCATTGTAATTGAAGATATAGTAAAAATGTCGTATATCCCACAACATGTCATTGAGCAGATCATGCATATGAAAGATGACCTTGAATCACAGACTTTTCAATCTTTTGTGCAAGATTTTGATGTGACAGTTATGTCAAGACAACTATTGCAGCGCTTAGGAGATTCATTTGTAAGGTTTGACTACAAGATTAACTTGGTATACAGACCCACAAACAAAGCGATGATAACATACTATGATGAGATATACTTGGTCGAAGAACCTAACAAGTCTCCTTGTAAGCATAAATTGATTACAAGGCTTGCAAATGATGCACTAAACCTGACATATACCTTACAACATAAAAAAGAGTTGATAGCTGGTCATCTCATGTCATACAGCACTATGATAGAGTACAAAAATGAGATTTTCAAGCTCCGTAAGGTCTTGGGAAGTGATTTGAAATTTCAGCGGTTTCTAAAATGTTATGTTAGAAATCCATAGGGACTTCGATACCGATTTTTTTTGCGAGTTCATGGAACTGTAGTGTAGCAATAGTATTTTGTAATTCTGTAAATCCACCAATGAATACATCGCCAACTATGATGAGTGGAAAGCTTCTGTGATTATAAGTGTTAAATAAAGTATCTCGTTTGCTTACGTAATCTTCATCGCTGGGTTCAAGCACGTTGACTGTAAAGGGGACTTGCAATTCATGTAGTAAATCCTTTGCTTTGTCACAATATACACACCCCTTCTTAGAAAAAACTGTGATGGACATTATCTATGTTGGTTGGTTGAAGTTAAGTAATTTATAATGTAGCTATCAATGTTCTTCCTTGAAATGTTATGTTATTGATATCCTTCATGGCTGATTGCAAGTCTTCCATGTTATGAAACTCACACCACGCCCAACCTTTACATATATTGTTTGTATCTCTGGCTATCCATTCATGCTTTAGGTTCGGTATGCTATGAAGCAATAGCACAATTGTTGACACATCATCTTCTGGTAGATTGAACACTCGCAAGCAAAATCGTTCTCTTTTCATGATGGTCATACAATAAAAACAGATGTTGTGCTTATTTCTACCATGTATCATACTAAGTATAATTGTTCATATGAAAGAAACACCAGGTATAATGGTACAAACGATTTAAACTAGCGGTATGGAACATATCTTGAGTTACTCACAATAAGCAACCTGTTGTCACTTGTTCTCTGAACATTAACTTAATCCAAAACAAAAACAATAGTTTTTGTAAAATTTACAGTCTAAATAGTGATTTTCATGGAAAAATTGACTTGGAATGTATTTTGCTTGAACACATAAATCCGCATAACTAAACAACTTGTAATCAAGATGACAGTTTGCGCTACATGCTCTCGCCGTGCTTTGTCCGGAAATTGTTGTGATGATTGTGATAGGCTGTTTTGCACTGTATGTTGGCCTAAAGGCTACGATGACCGTTGTGCATGCTGTATTGGTCCATGTGCTTCTTGTCATAGAGTTGCCAACCCAGACAACGAATGTGTCAAATGTAAAGCAATCTCTTGTACAAGTTGTTGGCCAAAAGGCTGTGATGGTTGTTGCATATCATGCACCAAGGCTTCTAAGCCACCAAAGAAGTATGGTGCAAGACGTAGGAAATAGACTGCATGTGGCTTGAGGCACAGCCTTGTTTTTTTGGTAATTATTTGTTGCGGATTGCCCAATCCGTTATATTGTTACGCTTTGGTAATAACGGCTATAAGGGTGTTCCGTTGCAGATGTTCAAGTACATGTCGGTTTGATAGGTCACAAGACTATAACATGAAACTAGACGTTCCAAAAATCATCATGATATCTTGATGATATTTGTGATATATTGCATTCTTGTTTTCTTTTTGTAAGCACGTCTGGTTTAACTATTGTGTCTTGGATTGTCTTCGATTGTCTTGTATTGTTTCAAATGTTTCGACATTGTGACCCAAAAAAAATGAAATTTAAAGACGCTTATAAATCACAATCAATCATAGAGTTTGATAAAGTAAGATGACAGAACTCAGCAAACTTATGATGTTGTGTATATTGATGGACATGACAACAGAGGAGAACGATGGGGACAAGGTGCAGTCTTGTGGCTGTAAACACATGTATACAAAGAAAGTTGAACCAAGATGTGTAATACAAGATGGCAAGAAATCGAGGACTATGCAGGCACCAAAGAGAACATACAAACAAAGAAGATGACAGAATAGATAACAAATAATATCTCTTGTAGTAAAGATATATGGCTTTGAAAGATGTTGTCGAGTTGGTTATAGGCTTCATCAAGGAACACCCCCTGCTTGTAACGACAAACATGGTGTTTTTATTCATATATCCTATTCAAGACATATGGCTGCCTCATTATTACGGAAAAATCATGGACAATGTATCGAAAGGACATGACATTTCATCGATACTCACTAAAGTGATAGTGCTACTTATCATAACGCAAGTATTGTCGTTGTATGCTGACTACCATAACGCAAAACTTGTGCCTATCATGGAAGGATGGATGAGAAAGCGCATACTAGAGAAAATACTAAAGCAGTACGAAGACAACTATACTGAGCTTGAAATAGGACAAGTTATTGCAAAAATGACAAAACTTCCACCAATCATAGTGCAATGGTTGGATAATTTCAAGACTTTTATTCTCCCATACATTCTTGTCTATACCTGTGCTATCGTGTATTTCTTTTTTGCAGACAAACAGTTATGTCTTGCATTCGTGTTAACCGTTGCCACGTGCATATCTATCATTATTAGATCTCCTTTTGCTTGTTCCGCTGAGTCAACAGAACGAGAAATCAAATATGGTGAGATTGCGAAGCATATCGATGATGTTCTCAGCAATCTCTTTGCTATTTATGGTGGAGGTCAGCAAAGTGAAGAACTTGCCAAATTGGAAGAGTTTTCAGAAATGTACAAAACATATTTCAAGTCAACTATGACATGTGCTGTGAAACACATGAGTATGATGACACCTGTTATTATAGGTTTTATTATATTCTTTATTGTGAGGAGCCAAAGTCTCGTTAGACATCACAAAATGAAGCCATCAACATTTGTTTCTATATTTATCATCTTTTTATACATATTGAATTCTCTTACCATCCTCAATGACCAATTGCGCGATCTCATATTCGATTGGGGAGCCATTGAAGGTTCATCACAGTTGTTATTTGGTGAACTGAAGAAGAAACAAAAGCGAAGGGTGAAACAAACACAAACAAGTTTCTCTCAAACCCCTCCTTACAAACAAGGTATTGGGATTATGAATGTTTCTTTCAAATACCCAAATAGTGAAAGAGTGATATTAGATGATGTATCATTGCATATTGATAAAGGAGAGAGAGTGTGCTTGATAGGTGATATAGGTAGTGGTAAATCCACTATTTTGAAATTGTTGTTGCAATACTACCAACCAACCAAAGGGATAGTGTACTTTGATGGAGTAAGTTATGAAACCATGAATATCAAGACTCTTCGCTCGCACATAGGATATGTTCCACAACAAAGCATCTTGTTCAACAGGACAATTCTTGAAAACATATTATATGGTAACAAACACCATGCAAAGGTTGACGTTGAGAATGCAATAGCCTACTTTGGTTTGCAGAATGAATTTAGCAAATTTGAGAAAGGTCTTGACACTCATGTCGGCAAAAATGGCTCAAAGTTGTCAGGTGGTCAAAGACAGTTGATATGGTGTCTTCGTGTGGTAATGCAGAACCCTGATATCATTATTTTAGATGAACCAACAGCTTCTGTAGACGACAAAACAAAAGCTGCATTGCATAGGATGCTAAATACCATGATGCAAGACAAAATGGTCATTATGGTGACACACGATCAATTTCTGGAGGGCATCGCTACTCGAGTCATTAAACTATCTGACGGACATGTTGTTAGTGATGAAACAAAAAAATAGATTTCTCACTAGCACTTGAGTATGTGTTGCATGGCTGATACATACCCACTCTTGACCTTATGATACATCAAGAACGTTTCAAACATACGTCCAATTGTTGATGAACTTGATAAAAAAAATAGTTCAGACACTTCCACATGATTTCAATACCGTTTTAGTACATGCTGCATAGCCATGATATATCCACTCTTGGCTTTGCTGTACATCAAAAATGTTTCAAACATTTCAAAATCCTGATGCATGTCTGCGGTCTCCCAACACATACGAATGCCAAAAGCTAAGTTTCTTATGTAGTAGTCTATGATGAAGTCGTCGGTATGAATATTGTCCAATGCTTGCCAATCATTGATATATCTTTGGTATATCTCCGTAAGCATACCATAGTACATCGTTCGCTCATCTTTTTGCAATTGACAAAGAACGTTGTTCATTTGTTCTCTGATAGGTTTTTGCAATTCATGTTCTGCTAAGTTGAGAATACAATGAGAGATGTCAATTGGAAGGTTCTTGCAAAGGAACACCTTAGCATAATCACATATTGCTTCAAACATTGCTGTAATGTGTGTATTACTCTATGTACTATATTGCATACTATATTGTAAACAACATTTTGTCAAATTTTTTTATATAAGTTGCAATATGTTGTTTGATGTATGGACTTGATTAGACGTGTTCTAAGAGAATGTCATTTCAGTTATAATGACATATCTTCAAATCAAAAAAATACACAAGACATAGAAGTGTCATTTCCCCGACTAATTGTATGTTTTCGTTATACATTTCGTCCTGAAATAATCAAAATACATATTGAGTTTTGTGGGTGTGCAGTTGCAAAAGAAGCATCCTCATTTGCAGAGTGCATTGCAAAGATTGATGTAGTTGTAGATACGCCACATCTTGTAATAGATTCTATGGGTAACGGTAAGCATATTGATTTACTTGTCACTAAACCAATGTTGTACGATATTGCAAAGTTGTGTCTTTTATTCACAAGATATCCTGTTTTTGAAGGACACGAAGAAAACATACTATAATGCTTAGTCTATTGGATATGAGTAATAATATTGTCCAATGATATCCTTGAGATAAACGGGTTCCCCTTTGTATTTTATATATCTATGCATGTTCATGTCTGTAAATACCCTATGAAAGGTGTCGTTATAGTACAACATAGAAGGTGGTGGTAGTATATCAATATATTTGAGTGTTCTTTGCATTGGTAAGACGACGTCATTTTGGACTTGACAAAAGTGAGAAGTAAATGGCAAAGGGGACGACCGTGATCTGGTTATAAGTGATTGCACGTCTGCCATTATGTTTAGCAACACGATATGTGTTTATATGATGATTTTTGACAATATGCATATTGCGATATACAACTTGTGATATCATGCAACATATTTATGGAACTTCTGGAACAGGTGTTCCCACAAAGATAAAGTATGCACCACCAAACAAGGTGGGTTGCATGTTGTTGTGGGCTTGACCACCTCCTTGAGATGAAATAGTGTGAGTATGTGTTCCTACTTCATCACGAACAATTGCACCACCACCACCTGCAACTGTTTCTTGGCCTGAACCAGCAGAAGCACCAGTTGCGCCACCGTGATCATGTGAAGGCATTTCATTGATAGACAATGTGTGGGTCTCAGCACCAACAGAGTCACCAAGAGTACGGTTTGTAAGCGTTGCCCCCTGCCCAACAGTGCCGGCAACACGTCCACGGAAATCTGGCAAAAGGAAGTTAGCGGAATTGGTGCTACCGAAAGAGGTGCCAACAACCTCATACAAAGCTGGGTAGTCAGCTCTCAACATAGTGCGGCCATTACATACCATCCATCCAAGATGGTCATTACTTCTTGCACTATACTTCAAATCACCAATTAGTGCTTGTGAGTACAAAGCAACTTGTTGTAGAGGGGGCAACACTGTGTTCTTGATCATTGTAACTTCATGTGCAAGACCAATAACATTAGCATAGTCGTTGTTCATTGTTTTATAACTAATACAGAAAAATAATTTGTTAAAATGCATATTGCATCTCAGACAAATCGTGACCAGTCATACTTTATCTGTCTAAACTTTGCATCTGGGAAGGATGTTTTGAGGTTTTCTACACAAGCGTTGTAGTATTGGCGAAACTCCTCGAGTTCTTCAAGTAGTTTGTCAACTTGTTCTTTCGTGGTTATGGTCTGTATGGAGTTCATGTAGTCAATCATGACAGCCAACAACATGTCAAATAGTAGTCGTCTTTCGACGTTTATTTCTCTTACAATCTCTTGGTCATATAACATGTTTTTCCATCTTCGTTCGCTCATATGTCCAGCCAGATATTGAATACTGTAAAGATCCATGTCTTTACTACGACCAGCAGACACAGGATACCTTGACACCTCTCGTGTTTGAACCATCTTACCAAACTTCAGTATGTCTCTAATGTAGATGATGTTAGCAATGGGTGATTGAATTTCAAAGAGTTTTGCTTCAACAATCGTGAAGTTGGGAAAACCACCACAGGGAACGTCTCCTGCTTCTCTTGGAACATGGACATTTCTAGTTCTTATCCATTGATAGTAATGAGGATTATGAATACGTCCTGTTTCTATCTTTCCAGTTGTCCAACTAAACGCAGTATGACATTGAGTGCAAAATATTTGATCACACCCATCTATTTTGTATATTCTTGTTTGACAGTTTGGACATGGATGCGTTTCGTTTTGAACAGCCTTGACCGTCTCTACATCTTCTGGTAAGCACTCGTGATTTTCCACAAGTTCGTGATGGCATTCCTTGCAAACATGCACTGAACACAACCTACAAGTGAAATCATTGTCAAGATACCCTTTGCACTGTGGTGTGATGCAAGGAACAACATTTTGTACATCTAACGAGACACCATGATGATAAGCGTTAGAATACTTTGCTTCTTCTGCTTGCAACGTCTGGATCTCTGAATATATCTTCATTAGATTTGTCTCCAACACAACAAGACCAGACTTAATGTCTTGTAGTTTCTGCTCATTGTCGTTTTCTGTAACAATCTCAAACAACTCTTGTCTAAGGTGGTTCCTTTCTGTTTGTAGTTTATAGTGTTTAGACCATAAACCTGTTATATTTTTTTTGATTACCATAAGTTGGATGTATGCACTTGCACGATGCATCAATTGTGGAAGAACTTGTTTTTCTCTTTCCACCAACACAACCTCTCTTACATTTTGCAATGTTTCCTTTCGAAACTTCTTTGAAAAGTTTGAATCTAAGAACTGAGAGGAATAGATGGCTCTACACTGCATGCAACTTGGTTGTTGCACATTTTCTGACAAGTAGCGTTTGATACATTTCGAACATATGTCCGTCTCACAACTTTCGCACGTCACTCGCTTACGCAATGTCTTGTTGAAAGTTTCAACACAGATTGTACAGGTAGTAGAAACTGTAGTACCAGTTTGCGACATGATTTGTATTTATCTGTGTTCTTGTTGTTCTTTAGAGTCTTTAACTGAATTATATGGAACGCCTTTAACTCATATGTGTTTCAAATTTTAATTTTGCGTCATGCACTTTTCTATGGATAAAAAATTGATAAACACTCTAATATTAATTTCAAACAAAGAAGGCACAATGGAGTTCAATTTCACTGTATCTGCTCTTGATAAACCCTTGAATGTGGTGTTTAAAGCAAGAAGTTATGAAGATATAGGAATTACAAAATCGCTTTACAAACTATGTGAGTTGATAGACCAAAGTTATCATGACAGTTGGAATTGCAACATAAACACAAGTATTGTAGCTTATTATGGGTTTGATAGCATTGAAGAGTTTAAAGAGGTTTATGCTCGTGCAAGATTATACAACACACTAAGATACAATCCTGAGCAAACTGTGCGACAGTATATATATTCTCAACAACAAAAGATTGAGCGCCATTTTGGACAAAGCATCTCGCTCAAAAGAAAAACTGATGAGTTGAACATGTTGGATTTCCTAAACAGTTTCACTTTGGAACAACTATTCTGCTTGGGTTGGTAGATTCTTTCCAAGTTTCTCTATACTCTTTTTATTTTTCGTAAGAGCTGTAAAAAAAAGAAACAACGGTCAAACCACATTCATATTGCGTTCTAACTGTACCAGCTTATTGATCTTGTTTTTGGCAACCTCTATTTTCTTGCATACCGACATGTATTGAATCTTCCACTTGGAATATTCTACCATCCTTGTGACAGTAAGCATCTCAATATCTTGGTCAATATTTTCCAACAACTCTTCAAAAACATGAATCCTCTCTGTTTCTGAGTTCTTCACTTTCAAAACCTTGATGTCATCACTTATCAACTTTCTTTGCTCATACTTACAATTCAACAAGTCCTCGTCATACACACAGTCAAACGGTCTTAGTTGCAGATGCAACACTGCCAACTCATCAAATGCTTGTCGTATCAACTCGTTGACCTTATCGCGACTGTCTTGGCTCGTTGGGTGTACTTTGCAGTGCTTCATCATTGCAACATACATCATACATTATACACATTCTTCTTGAAGTATCTGTTTATCAATTTTTTTGATTTCCACGCAAAATGTTCGATATATTTAGAGTGTGCATACTCTAAAGCCTGTCAAAGCCTCCATAAACAACAGCAATCAATAGCTATTTTTTTGTTCGTTTACTATATATGGGCATCAAACCTACACAAGTGCAAAGATTGAAAAAACGAGGAGGTTCAAACAATTCAAACAATTCAAACAATTCAAACAATTCAAACAATTCAAACAATTCAAACAATTCAATCAATACAATGATAGAAACAGGATACAAAACAATGACGGTTATAGAGAACATTCTTCGAAACAGAGAAATAGCAATAGAGTACAATAAACTGTATAACCTTGATAAAAAAGACACTATTGATGCATTTGAAAAGCTTTGGGAACTCCTTGAAAAGGCTAAAACTGGTAATACTGATTCTGCCAAGAAGTTTCAAGAGAGCATAGAAACATACCAAACATTTGTAGAACAATTTTGTGAAACCTACAAGTATGTTATTGAAACCCGCTTAGAACACTTCTTGACTTACTTCAGAAAACTGTTCTATGAAATAGATGTTTTGGGACATCCATTCTACAGAAAAGTTTTAGATAAGATAACAATACATTTTAAGACTTACCTTCAGTGGGAGAAGTATTTTGATCAATACGATTTAAAAGACACGTCTACCGTGTTATGGATAATGTACGAGCAGACCAAAGAAGGTCAGATACCAAATCGTTTTGATCAATTTCAACAGCAGTTTGATTCGTTTGAGCAGGATATGAACAAGCTTACAGAAGACTTCATTGGTGTCAGCGACGACAACATTGATGTGTCACCATTGGTCATTGATTGGGGTGACAAAAAATATGCTAGGAATGTGAAAAATGATTTATATAACAAAGGTGGTGATTTTTATGACTACATTAACTATAACACATTGAAGGCTACATTATGTTTCAGTTTATTCAATGAGAAATATTGGACAACAATTTTAAATCAACATAGTCAGGTATTACGTTATCATACGCTTAAACGTAATATGTCTCATCTTGTAATATGCAACAACAAACTACAAAATATCAAATCAATCTTGTTGAATCCCGATTCTGATAACCGTTCAGAAAGATTAACAACAGCAGGGGAGATAATGAAAGATTGGCTCAAAACATATAACTCATCTTGGGATTACATTGTTAGATTACGTCCTGTGAACTATTTGGAAAAATACAAAGATAAGTACAAAACGATTAAGACTGAGCTAGAAAGCACATTAGAAAATGAGTGGTTGATGGAACCCAATCAAACTGCAGGAAAGGTGCCAAAAAAACAAACCAAGACAAAACCGACACCAAAGGTCACAACAGGTAGGTCTACAAAGTCTTCCCAAACAAAATCCAAGACGAATAAACCCATCACCAAGAAAAAATAAAAAAATGAAAATGTATATTGCAGTATGTTTATTGTTGAATATTGCGGTCAATGAATACATCAGAACACATGTGGATTTCTGAATCGTTGATTCAAAATCTTTCTGTTTTGTTTAAAGATCTCATTCAAAATGTGAATGATGAATACGAGCTATCAAACCCTGACAAATCCGTGCTTATCATCGCAAAAAACTTTTCAGAAACGTTATTCTTTCAATTTATGTATTTGGAAGGACACCTTTGGTCTAGCCCTGTCGGTATAAACTTGACCACTGACTACTTTTGTGTAAATCATTTGACGTTGGTGGAATTGTGTAAGAGAGGAGTACTAACGATATGGGGAGAATGTCAGCCATCTTACTATGAGTTTGTTGTCAATATACATGATGATTTGTGCGCATTGTTTGAGGAGATGTTGTTTAGAGTGTCTTCATTAGAAATAGCAATTGTTGCACGTAGGCTAAAAGGAACGACCAATGTCTTGTGTGAACGTAAGTTTGGTGAGTTTCCCAATATACCTTTCAACAATCTCGATTGTTTGGAAGAGCACAACCCACCTCTTGACAACAATACATATCATGTCAAATTGTTTAGTTGCGAGTATATTGTCGAAGATATGCTTTTATGTTACTGGATGTCCTTCAATAAGAATTGTTTAGAATAATTCAGGTTTGTGAAAAAAAACATCCCAAGGAGCCAGTTTATACTAAAAATTGAACCTTCACATGTAAGAAAATTTAGATATGATGAAGAAAAGATAGGAACACAACAAGCAACAAAGTGTCATAATGGCTTTTCAAGGATTTAATGGATACACAAAGTCTATGGAGGATATCATGCTTGATATTGAGTTCAGTCATTCTTTCAATCCAACACACATCAGGAAGGTAAAGCCTGGTCATTTATCTTCCATTACTCAACAGCGTAGATTTGCTGAAAGCAAGTTTATCAGTGTGCAAAGGCAGTTGGCTAACACTCCTGCAAGCAAAAAGCGAGAGATGTTAGAAGATGATATGTGGGCTTGGGGTATCTTTGCAAATACTGTGCTTCCAATGTTGTCTTTCCTTGATGATTAGCGGGGCGGGTCTGACAAGGGGTTGTTTTTTTTGCAACATGTGAAATACATAGGACTCCAAGTCATCAAAAAAATTTGAATTGATATAACATATATAACGATAATCTAAGACAGTACACTCAGGCAAGTGTAAAGCATAAAAACTACACGAACTTGGTAAAGGATTACAAAGGACATCATCTGACAGGTGAAATGGACAAGGACTACATACGCGGTCTGTTTGTCCGATATGTAACCCCACAATCATACAAGCCAACATACGGAACAGCAGGCTTTCGTTCAAACGCTGAAGACCTTGAAGCCGTAATGTTCCGTTGTGGTGTATTGATGTCTTTGAGGGCATTGCATACTGACATGAATTGTGGTATCATGATAACTGCTTCACATAATCCTGAAAATGATAACGGAGTGAAACTGGTCGACTTTACAGGTGAGATGATTAATGAAGAGTGGCAAAGTTATGCTACCTCTTTTGCACAAGCAAAGACATTTAAACAATTTTGGACATCAGTTGAACAATTGGCTTTATCCAACTCTTCAGCGTCTATCCAAACCAAAACTACTTCAACCGTTTTTGTTGGTATCGATACGCGCAAGAGTGGTGAGCACTTAGCAAACATATGCAGTAAAGGCATCATGGCATGCGGATTGAAACCAAACTTTATTGGACAAGTTACAACTCCAGAACTCCACTATAACGTACAAACATCAAATACGATGGACACATTCCCTTCATACAGAGAATACCTTCTAAACAACTACAATACCATGGTACAATCCATGCAATCCATGCAACCTGTGCATCAGCAATTGCATGTTGACTGTGCGAATGGTGTTGGTTACATGAGACTGTCTGAAATGAAACCCTATCTGCAAACGATGGGAATTGAACTCATATTATACAATACTGGAAGTGGAGTAGATGGAGGGAAACACATTCTTAATCATGAATGTGGTGCTGATTATGTAGAAAAAAAACAGACATTTCCTCAGGGAATGTCAAATGTTCATGAGAATGCACAATGTTGTAGTTTAGATGGAGACGCTGATAGGATAGTGTATTTCACCAAAAAACATGGACAGTTTATGTTGTTGAATGGAGACAGAATTGCGTGTTTGCTTGCCAAACATCTGCAAAACTTGACTCACAATGTAAAACCCAAAGCACTGTCTATTGGCGTTATTCAAACAGCATATTCAAACGGTGCATCTACAGCATATATTTCACAGAATTTCCCCGACATTAATGTTGAATGTACACACACAGGTGTTCAGTATCTGCACCAAGTTGCGCATAAATATGATGTTGGTATATACTTTGAGGCAAATGGACATGGAACCGTATTGTTTAGTTCTAAGGCAAAAGAAAACAGCAAAATATGTCTCATCTCAAAAGTTCTCAGTCAAGTGGTGGGTGACGCAATTGGTAACATGCTGGTTATCCAATATGTTCTTGCTTGTTGCAGCTATAGTCTGAATGATTGGCTTGAACTTTATGAAGATTATTATACTGTTCAAGACAAATTATATGTCGATAGAAATGCATATGAGACCACAGATTATGGACGCATTCTCGTAAAACCGTGCGTTATACAATGTATAATTGATGATATCACCAAAAAATACATGCATCACAAACCACGAGCCTTTGTCAGACCATCTGGTACAGAGAACTGTGTGAGACTCTATGTTGAAGGGACAAATGAAAAATGTGTATCTATAATTAACAGCAAAATAACAGATGCAATACTTTCATATGCTTAGTTTTATTATCCTATACTTATTTTTATTTATATGCTATACGTTCGAACAAACGAATTGCATGGTATCCTAATGCACTTAGACCAATTGCCAAAGAAAGGGAGAATACAACATTTGGTGACTCGTGTTTTGCCCAACCTAAGTAAATCAATAGAGGTGCAAACAATATAGCGTGAATAGCAAAATACACGTGTTTTTGAGACATTCTCTTATGTGTCACAATCTTTGCAGCAAATGATAACAACAAGAAAATACCTGTAATACCAATAATGTTATACAACCAATCATTGTGTGGTTTCATCAAACCTATGTAAATTAGTACAGGACCACTGAATAGAATGTGAAGTAGGTTGACATGGTTATACATGGAGCACTTCTTACTATAAAGTATCACGACAAATAAAAACAATGTAAAGTATTATATAGCATCCCAACACCATCGTGTTTCCATTCTGATAACTTGTGGTTCAATAACTAACACGCAAAACACAAACGCAATTTCTTCAAGGTCAGTTTGACGTTGTTGTTGTATGTACCATGTGATAAGAGTGGATGCGCGCTGTTGCATACTATGCCAGTTTCCAATATCCTTCATCAGCTCAGTGATTTCATCAACGGCATTCGAGAATTTTTCATCAGTGAATGATCTAAACGGATATCCATATCCGTCATTGAATTTTCTTACCCGTTCCTTGACAAATTGTAGTTCATTGTCAGAGTAGTTTTGCAATTGCATAATGTGTGTTTTCATGAACTCTATCATGTTGTTTTTCCACATGTCATTTTGTGACAATGGAGGTGGCACATTATGTTGTTGTGCACGAACTTTGTTCTTACGTAATGTGGGAATAAAGCTCATCTTGGGAAAGACCTTTCCTGTTGTATTGCCCATTATATATATTGTGTTACATTGATGCTTCAACATATATACTGTATATTTCAATTTTATTATAAAGGCAATGTATCCATCATATCGTAGTGATATGCTACGATAAGATGGATACCAAACAATGTATTGAAGAGCATGATGTTCAATTTTGGCAAGCACTCAATACCATATACGATGAGAAGAGATTGAAATACACACCATACATCACAACAATTACTTGTTGCATGTATCTGTGTCATGCTCCCAAAAGCATCAAAGACATGTGTAGCATGGTTCTTCAACCTAATAGTGCTCTATTGCAATCATTGATTGATGATGTATTTGGTGGAAGTTCATCTTTTTATTCCAAATCACAACATCATAAATTTCAAAACTGTTCAATATTTATTTTGCATGATATTGCAACCGACGGCAAAAGACATAAGGTTGCTATCAAGTGCTTTTCAAATGGAACATTGCACATTACAGGTGTGAAAACATTGCACCGCGCCTACGAGATAGCGGAAATGTTTTGCACTCTCATGGAAGTTGTTGAAGGTGGAAGAGGAAATGAAGACTATTACACCATTACTAAAGTTGCTATTCAAATGGTCAATGTTCATGCCTGTTTAAGCCTTGAAAAAGAATGTGCGATAAATCTGAATGCTTTATATGAAATTCTGTGTGTATCACAGAATACACACGGATGTACACAATACAACACATGTACTGTGAGTTACAACAATGATAGACATTCTGGTGTGATTATCAAATACATGACAACAAACATGGTGCTCGTAACGATCCTTGTATTTGATAGTGGCAATATACTATGTAGTGGCATCAAAGATGTCACAGATATGACGGAGTCCTTGTATTTCGTTCTAAATTTTATGGAGCAACATAAAGCAGATATATATTTTGAGGCAAGCAATATATTACCAACATCTAGAGTGAAGCGCGCTAAAGGCAATAAACATTTTGATTATGGTAAATATATAGTATTGCAGTAAGGTTACTGTTTGTTATGAAAGTCCATACAGACACGTGCAAAGGTTGTGCAGGGCAACGATTAGTCATATGTCATAGAGATGGTGACATTGTATGTACGAGCTGTGGATTAGTGCAAGAAGGACACTTTATAGATGATACACTGTATGGCAATGCATGTTTTGCTGAGGAACACGAAGGATTGCTTGGCAATCATCATGAACCGTTGAAGGATGATAAGACACATAGCGCTGAATGGCATATATTTAGTAAAGCATCTTTATCAATATTGGGTGACGATTTCCAACAGATAGTAGGGGAAGCGCAACGACTATATGAATCTGTTGCAAAGACGTGTAAGGGCATGCACAAGAAGGCGTTGTATTGTGTGTGTTTTCTGCATGCCTGTCGCAATAAACATACTGGTGTAGACGCTAGACAAATCTATAACTTTTTTAATGTGCCAATGTGGCAACACTATAGCAAGTTATGTAGTTTGGTTAATCCAAAATACGTTAAAGACTATGATAAAACCATAAAGCGTATGGTGTATGACTGTAACAAGTTAGAGGAAAAACAGAGGTGGCAGGTTATTACAATTGCGTGTCATCTTCAGGAACGGATTATGTGTGTGAGTTCAAAAGTGAAAATGAGTAAAATGAACGCTTGTCTTATCTATGTGTCTGGGAGAATAAATAAAATTGAGTGGATGTCAATGGAGTATATTTCAAAGTTATATAACGTGTCAGTCCCTACTTTAAAAAAACACGAGTTGTTGATACAAGGTGTCCTTGCAAGATGCACCTGATACGTGTGAAAAAATGTATTGTGTCGTGTAACAAATCTATATTTCAAAAAGACCGTTCTTCAAGGAACATGAGCTCAAGTGATGTGCGAACATACCTTGATTTATCAAAATCGATGACGGTAAGTAATCGTAAGATTTTCATAGAAACAGATTGTGGAATAGATTACATAAATGCCATAAATTATATTGACATAGTAGAACAACTTGAAAGATGTTTTGAAAAACCTAAGAGTAAGAGCATAAGTGTCCTACAAGTTTTCCATTTCATTATCATGTTGCTCTGCATTAGCATGAAATGAGCTAAGCTAATGCGTGTCATTTGATGTAGTTGAATGTGATATATTGTTGGATGAAACTGGTTCAACCGCAAACAATTTGTTCATGTCACATTCCTCGTATGACCCAAGTATATCTTCAATGCTGTTGTCCATCATTGTTTCCATGATGATAGATGCCTTTTCATTTTGTACGACAATGCATCTTTCTTCAATAGTGTTCTTTATGACCATACGCACACATGACACTATATTGGTCTGTCCCTTGCGATATGCTCTACCTATAGCTTGCAACTCCACACATGGATTCCAATGTGGACTCATGATGTATACTTTGGATGCACATTGAAGATTAAGACCAGTTGAACCACACGTAATCTGTAATATCAAAACAGGAATGCTAGCGGATATGAAGTTATGGAGAACTGTTTCCTTGTTGTCTCTGGACAGACTACCATCGTATATGAGTGATGGGATTGATTTTTTTTTCAATGCATTTTGGACAAGACGCATTTCCAATGTCCAAGTGCAAAAGACAAGACACTTTGCCTTTTTTGCAACAACGTTTTCTTCAATGTCCTTGCATAAAAAACTTATTTTACTGCTTTGAAAATCATCATTGATAAACCCTTCATTATACAGCGAAATAGCAGGGATATCATGTTTTGGCTTCTTGTTTAGTTGTTGCTTCTTGTTTTTCAAGCACCCCTCAAAATATATTTTGGGATGCGAACATATTTGGCGGCATCTAATGATTCCTTCCATGATTGCACTGTTTGTGTCTTTTGAGTTGCATAACCCCATACCTTTTACTTCAACACAATTTTTGAAGTACTCTTCTACCTCGGCATATATGCCTCGTTCCTCATCTGTAGCAAAGTCAATATGGAGGACTTGGGTTTCCAATGGTGGAAGTTGAAGTCTGGTGTTCTTCTGTCCCTCATCTCTTTGTGTGCGTCGCAGTATAAATGCTTGACGAAGAGTATCAATGTCGCAGTTGGTATCTGTGCCTATCAATGTTAACAAGCTGATGAGATCTTTTGTTCCATTCTGTACAGGAGTTCCAGTCAGTATCCACTTTATTGAAGACGACAATCTAGATACTTCTTGGTATAATTTTGTATTCTTGTTTCGGATGATATGTCCTTCATCCATAACAATCCTTCCCCATGGTTGTGAATGGAGACATGGTGGAGTTTGACCACGTGCCTTTTGGAAACAACTGTATGTTGCCAACACTACCATATGTTGTCTCTCTTCAACATCATCTTGAGGAAGTATACCTTGATAGGAACAATTAACGATGATTGGCTTCATTCCACCAAAGTTAATCAACGCATCTCTCCACTGGCCAATCAAACCAACCATAGTGATGATCAAAGTTGGTTGGGGGTTACCCTGCATAGCGGTGATAGATTGCATTGTTTTACCTAAACCCATCTCATCTGCCAAGATACCACCTTTAGGAACATCATTCTGTAGTTCTCTGCTGAGCATCCACTTTACTCCTTCATGTTGGTAATGGCCATCAAGACGTCCTTTTATCTGTGATAATGCTTTGTTGTAAGCTCCATGCACATATGGAGCAAACTCCATCATTAAAAACACATAAAAACCGTGTTAGACTACATACATAGATATAGAAGCACCAGTGTGATATATAACAAATTGCAATCTATTGTTTGGAATACTTTGTCGTATTTTGCAAAGTTTTACAGAATTCTACAAAATGTATATTACAATATACATTGTATCGATAACAAAATACATTCTAAACTATTTTACATGAACAATATAAGGTATATATACTACAGCATGTTTATTAGAGTTATATACACAGGGATCATGGCGTTTTCTATGAAGCATGCACTTACTTGGTCACATAGCCTAAAAAAAGACAAAATCAAGAAGAAGATCGCCAATCTTAGCAATGAATGGGAACAACTCACACAATATCTGATGTTGCTTGAGGATACTATTTTCAATGAAGGACAGACTTACAACAAGATGTACAATGAGCTACAAGCAAAGCATGTTCAATTGATGCAATATCAACAAAACTGCACGGATATCAAGAACATACTAACAGATATGATATCAATGGATGAAGTTAACCCAAAAGAGTTTCAGCATGTCACGAGTGAAATGTTTGAACTACTATGCGATGTAAATCGTATTCAAGCGGAGAGGCAGAAGCTTCAACAGGTATTCAACGAAACATACCATGACAGAGAAGAAAAAAAAACAAAATTGAGCAGTAAAGTAGATGCGACAAAAGCCAGAATCAGTCATATTGAGGGAGAATTATCAAAACTTAAGTTGTTTTCATAGTTCCAATCTGTTTGATGTATGACAAACCATTTTTCTTCTTCAACATCTCTATCAACACCCAAATCAACTTCTTGCATTTCGATATCAGAGTCCGTAGTTAATAAAGACGAACGAGAAGGGGAGGTTGTAGTGTGTGAATGACAAGTGCGTGATTGGTGGATACTGACACCACTGTATTCAAAAACATTAAAGGATGAAAAAGTATCTACAATTTCCTCATATACCTTAACTGCACACTGCACCACATGCGCGAAATCGTAATTTAGATCGTGTAATAGATTGCTCCAGAACATTATATTTACATATTTATGATGTTTCTTCTTCTGCCAAATCAACGGACTTTAATTCTGTTTCTTTTTTGTCTTCACGCTGTTGAGTATCAGGGTGAATCTCCTTGATAAAGTCATATGTATGCTTGATATCGTTTTTGGCAATGTGGTCAATTGTTCTTGACACTTCCTTGATTTTTTCCCATCTTGTCCTATCGAGGTCCTTTTTCTTCTCAAGGAATGAAGCAAACTTTGCTTGAATACTTGGATTTGTTGTTGAGGTTGAAGCTCTTACTGTGATGGTCTTGCGTGCACACTTGACGCGGAGTTTCGCATGTCCAGACATTTTTGTATTAAGCAACATTATATATTATGCGTAGAAAAAAAGGTTAAAGAAAATTTCACAATGATACATATATAATGACATCTGCAAAAACGATGGAACTCAAATCATTGAAAAATGTTACTAAAACGGTGCGTTTTTTTGTAAATTACGGATGGCGACAGTCAATGTATAAAGACAAGACAGCGTTTGGCAAGTGGCTCAAGAATGAACTTGTGGATTTGGGTCCTTCTTATATCAAGTTCGGACAGTTTATATCAAGCCGTTCGGATCTCTTTGACAAAGAGGTATCCAAAGAGCTACAAACATTACAAGATCAAGCACCTGCATTCAGTAGCGAGACAGCGAAAACCATCGTTGAACAAGAACTAGGCGTTCAAGTTCAGGACATCTTTGATTGTTTTGATGATACTCCACTGGCATCGGCATCAATTAGTCAAGTGCATAAAGCAAAGTTGAAAGGCACAAATGAATGGGTCGTTGTTAAAATACAGCGTCCAGAAGTAAAAGAAAGGTTTGAACAAGACTTTGCAACATTAAACTCCATCCTCAATTTAGGCACTTTAGCTCAAAACCGCACAATCAGTGATACTCAAATCCTACTTAAAACGAACTACGACTTCATGTTAGATGAACTGTCTTTTGATAAGGAACTATCAAATGTCAACAGATTTAGGACTATGTTTGAAGGAAACTCTGCTGTCGTCATTCCTAAGCCTATTGAAGAGTATTGTACTTCCAAAGTGTTAACTATGGAATACGTTCCAAGTAATAAAATATCAAGAGTTTTGGGAGATGACAGAAGGAAGGAACTAGCTAAGCAACTGATGGAAACATTTCTTAGACAAGTTATAGAGCATGGATGCATTCATGCAGATCCGCATCCAGGAAACATTGGTATTACAAAAGAAGGTGTATTAGTGCTATATGATTTTGGTCAAGTCTCTAAACTGGAAAAAGAATTATCAGCCAACCTAAGAACTCTATTGTTTTCTGTGTACGACAGGGACATCAACTATATAACAGAGATGTTGATAAAATCAAAAGCCATTATTCTAACAAGTCCCAATGCCGATAGGAAGAGCATACAAAAGCTCGTAGAACAAGTTTTGAAGTATTTTCAAACAGTTGACTTCAATGAGTTTCAATTATCTATGATAGAGAACAATGAATTTGGTTTCGAACTCCCTTTCAAAGTGAACCCAAAACTTGTGATGATGTTCCGTTCTCTTTCTATTCTTGAGGGTATGTGCAAAGAGTTGGATCCCAACTTCTCATACTTTGACGTTATCAATGAAATAATCAGTGATGTTTTCTTTGACGTAGATTACATTGACCATAGAGCGCGAAAGGACTTTATCAAGATGTTTGATGATGTTTCAACAAAGCCTCAGATTGATGTGCTTCAAGAGAACATGGAAAAAAATAACAAAGCTATAACAAAGACTGTTGATACTTCTCTACAAGACTATAAACTCTTGATGATAGCCACAATGTGCGTCAGCATAATTGACCTTGAGGTGTTTCATATCCCAAAAGCATTGGCATTGACAATGATGATAGCGGTTGCGTTGATCAAGAAATGACATAACAGCATCAAACACTATATTGGTTTATGTGTTGAAAAATGTTTTGGAGCAACATTATGTTTCTTTGATGATTCCACTACTGGCTTAAATGATAGTCTATGATATTTTGTTGGACCATACTTCATCAATGCATCTATATGATCTTTTGTTCCATATCCTTTGTTCTTATCCCATTTATATTGTGGAAATTCTTTAGCAATTTCTTCAACACAACTATCTCTATATACTTTAGCAATGATACTCGATGCAGCTACACCCAATTGACTTGCATCACCATCTATTATACACTTATGTGGTACAAAATCTCCAGATGGTGACATATATGTTTTGAACCTATTTCCATCAACAACAATGGTGTCAAAAGCAATTTGTTCATAAACACAATCCAATGCTCTGTGCATTGCAGTCATAGTAGCATTAAGAATGTTATGTTCATCTATTTCATTTACATTTGCACTCCCAATACCCCAAGCTATTGCTGTATCTTTGATGTATGCTGATAAATCCAATAATCGTTTATGTGTACATTTTTTTGAATCTTTTATTAATCCAACATATTTATCATCTTCATCATACTCACAATTCATAACAACTGCAGCACTCACAACATCACAAACCAGAGAACCTCGTCCAACCTCATCACAATACACTGTAATACAATCTTTTGGAGGCAATTGCAACTTTGTTGTCATTGTTCAATAACAGAAGATAAAACAAATGATTTATATAATAAACAATTTTAAGTAAAACTATTATATTAAACAATAGCAACCCACTTACAAAAGTGATTCTTTTTCATAACTTTGTATCACATTGCACAATGTCAAAAACAAAAAGCTGTTCAGACTGTGGTATAGAAAAGGATATTAAGGAGTATTATAAAACCCGCGATACAAATGTTAATAAATGTAAATCATGTTGTTATCTAGATACCAAAGAATATGTCAACACTAAACATGGATTTTTTGTCAAATTATTGAAAAGTTCACGTACAAGTTCAAAAAATAGACTGAATGATGCAAGCCAACACACCATTACCATCAGTGATATTTATGCAAAATGGAATGAACAAAATGGTTTATGTTATTATTCATATATTCCGATGATTACTATGACCAATCATGACTGGGAGTGCAGTTTAGAACGTAAAGATCCACAACTTGGTTATGTAAAAAATAATATTGTCTTATGCTGTCAAGAATTTCAACATAGGCTCCAGTGGAATCACACTAAAATTGATGAACTTATACTTGTTATCAACAAAAAGTATAACTTTGAGCCTGTTGATTTCAGTTTTATACGTAAACAAACAATTTTCAAAACATCTTATGAAACAATAGATGACATTGAGTATATTACATGCAACAAGTGCAATACTAAAAAACCATCAACCTGCTTCAACAAAAACATATCGATTGGATGTAAAGAATGTATTCAAATTGCAAATAAAGTAAGAAGAATAGATCCAAGATCATCATTGTTATGTATTTTGAAAGATGCTAGGAATAACAACAAAAAGAAAAGTAGCGTAAGAAAATATGACTTCGATATCGACTTAGAATACTTGATTGAATTGTATAATAATCAACTGGGTTTATGCGCATATTCAGGCATTCCTTTAAGATTTGGATTATCTTATGAGACTAACTGGACGATCAGCTTAGAGAGATTAGATCCCCTAAAAGGTTATACAAAAGAAAATGTATGCCTAATCTGTTATGAGTTCAATACATGTGACCAAACTTCAAAGTCAAAAACAAGTGTAAGTGGATCATGTGCATGGAGCAAAGACAAGATTGATTTATTCATGACCAGTATCTTTATACATACATAAAATAATCGTTGTAATCTCAAGTTGAACACCCATTACAATAACCAGCCTTCTTCCAAAAATCTATTGAGACTGCATTTCCGTTTAGAGTGTTTCTACATTAAACTTGGGACACTCTAATTACCTGAACTCACTTACCCAGTTTTGTATTTGCGAGTCGGTTCGTAAGGTTTCATCTTACGTTTGTTATAAAAGTTCAAAGTCCTTCATTGTGTTATGAAGAATATTGTAACTTCCTGCAACGTTTCTATTCCACCATCTACTAC